ACGAAGTCCTTATGGCCAACCACGAACTGGCAGCAAGGTGCGAAAAGGAGGATTAGTAAAGGATGTCAACCTATTTTGGAACAAGTATTAACGAGAGCCCGACAATCGTAATGGATGCCGGGGAGAAGCTGGAAAATGCAAGGGGCATTGCCCTGGCAATCAAGGACGGTGCAGCTGTCAAGCCAGAGGCCGGGGCACACGTAATCGGCATTTCCCTTATTGAGACCGACGAAACGGTGGAAAAGGGCGAAAATGTTGATATCCAGGTCAAGGATATTGGAAAATGGGTGGCCGGGGAAGAGATTGCCGTGGGCACAGAACTGGCTACCGACAAGGATGGGAAAGCGGTTAAAGCAAAAGCCGGCGATTTTATCTTTGGCGTGGCGCTTAGCAGCGCGTCGGATGCAGGAACGTGGATGAAAGTGCAGATTATCAAGGCAGGCTATAAGCCTGCGGAAGCAAGCGCATAAGGAGGTAGGAGAAAATGGGTACAGGAAGAGAAGTAGGGGGTACCGGTGAACTGATGGCACGTATCGCTAAGGGCTGGAAGCCCAACCGATACCTGACAAATATGAGCATGGCGTTCTTCGCAAACGCCGGGGACTATGTGGCGACCAGCATTTTCCCAATCTGCCCAGTAGACCTTTCCACCGGGTATTATTATATTTACAACAAGGGAGACCTTGCAAGGGATAATGTACAGAGGAAACCGAAATTCGGTAAGGTTCCGCCTGCACAGATGGGTCACACGGACGCAACTTATAAATGTGAGGTGGACCAGATTATCGTGGGCATTGACCAGATTGGCGCACAGAACTATATGCGTTCGAACGTGCCGCCGTCCATTGACCCCAAAAGGGCCAAAAACCGGTTTATTACCGATCAACAGCTGCTCCATCTGGATATCCTGTTCGCAAACAATTTTTTCAAAAGCGGGGTATGGGGGAATGAGTTTGAGGGCATTGCGTCCGGGGCTGGCGTTGCGCTGGGCGGCAGCCAGTTCTACAAGTTTTCCGATGCCAATTCGGACCCCATCAAGTTTTTTGATGCCAGGAAGAGGCAGATTAGGCTGGAAGGCAGGAGGACCCCGAACAAGCTTACCCTTGGGTATGATGCGTTTCTTGCGCTGAAGGAGCATCCGGACCTTTTGGAGCGCGTGAAGTATACCGGCAGCACTGCGAACCCCGCCCAGGTAAACGAGAGGGTTTTGGCGGAACTGTTTGGTGTCGATGAGGTCAAGGTGCTGTATGCGGCCTATAATGCGGCTGAGGAAGGGCAGAAGGATGACATGCAGTTTATTTGCGAGCCGGACGGGGCGCTGCTTTCCTACACCACGCCGACTCCGAGTATTGACGAGCCTTCGGCTGGGTATATCTTTACCTGGGATATGCTGGGCAACGGCAACTTTATGGCGACGGACGTATTCGAGGGGGAAGGTGGCACACATTCCGAGTTCATGGAGGGCCTGCTTTCCATTGATATGAAGAAGACCTGCGATGACCTGGCATGCTACATGAAAAAATGCGTGTAAGGGGGTAACGGTATGCAGTATCTATGCATTAAGCAGCTGCCCGCTGGAGGGCAGACATACTGCCCTGGGGAAATCATCCCCGGGGGCGTCATCCTCCCAGAAAGGGCACGGGCTCTGGAAAGGATGGGGTATATCTCCAAGGTTGAGCCTAAAACCCTGTTTGAGGGGGGCGGCCGGACGGCGTCATTTTATACGCAGGAGGAAATTGACACAATGGTTTCCGAGGCCGTGGAACTGGCCAGGGCGGAGGCGGAAAAGGAATGGGCAGGCCGGATGGCAGAACTGCAGGGGGGTGCCGCCAGGCTGGATGTAACAGATCCTGGCGCATATGACGGCATGGTTACTATTCCCGTCAAAGGCGCATCCGACGGGCAATATACGGCAATCTCTGCAAGCGTGGAGGAAATACAGCAGGTATTTGAAATCATGCAGATGAATGCCGAGGATGGTGCCAGGGCAATTCCTAATGTGGAAAGCGAGAATGTGCTGATTCTGCTCCATGCGGCAGACAGCCGGAAAACAATCAAGGATGCGGCCAAAAGGCAGGCCGACAAATTACTACCCTAAAGTGATTTTGAACGAATCTGGCAAGCGTAAACGAACCACAGGCATATGGATAGGGGTGATGCATAATGGCGAAAGGTACATACACGTATGACCCGGGGGGAATCATGGAGGCGGGGAAGGACCGCATGCGGTTTGAACTGGGCGACACGATGGTAGAGGGGCTTTCTGACACAACGGCGCTGACCGATGAAGAAATACATGCAGCAATAGCCCTTTACTCGAAATCGTGGAAAAGGGCAAAGCTCATGCTTCTGGAAAGCCTATGCAGGCGCTTTGCCTACGAGGTCAATACGCGGACTGGCTCGCTGACGCTGGAAATGCAGGAAAGGGCGAAGCTATGGCGGGAGGACTACGATAAACTGAAAAAGGAAGTGGATGCGGGGGCATGCATACCCAGCTTTAGGGGCGGGGTGCAAGGAAAGCCCCCGTATTTTTATGCCGGCATGCAGCAGAATGAAAGGTCGGGGGGCATATGAACAATACGAGGATGATGTATTTAAGGCCTGGGAACCTGTTTAAGGAGTTTATCATTGAGGTCAACCGGCAGATGGTAACAAGCACAGGCAGGGTGGCGAACAGGCACGTTGGCGATGGAACAAAGACTCTGAAAGGGTGCCTTGCGGATGCCACTGACGAGGACAGGGAAAACCACAGCCAGAAAGACCATATTGTTACCCACACCATTGTGCAGGCCGGCCCCCCGAAGGCGAAGCGGGCGGACAGGCTGGTGCTTGGAAGCCGCGTATTCTATATCGTCGATATCAACGATGCCGGTTCGCTTGGGGTATCGACAATATACTATGCAGAGGAAAGGCGGGATGCGGGATGATGAAGCTGTGGGTGGACGGGGATTCTGCAAACTCTATAGGGCATGCAATCAGGATGAAGGTGTCCGAAGTTACGGCAGACATCGACTATCAGACCAAATCAAGAGGAACACGGGCAGTAAATGCCCTCCGGAATGCGGAATTGAGGGTGCTTCAAGGGCAACGCAGCGGCAGGAAATACAGGAAACCATATACTGGGAGCAAGTCAAAAGATGAAAGAAAAAAATCGGGATATAAGCCCCCCATGTATACGGCGTCAGCCCCAGGCGAACCCCCAGCAAGACGTTCAGGAAATTTACGTCTGCACTGGTATGGCGATGTGCAAACAAGAGCCGCATCCAAGGGAACAGAGGTTCTTGCTGTGTTGGAAAGCGGCGAACGGTACGCAAGCGTCTTGGAAAACGGCACGCCCAAAATGGCACCTAGGCCATTTGTGGAGAGGATAAAGACGGAGGCAGCACCGGAAATCAAAAAAATATACAGCGAACCATACACGTAGGAGGTGAGGTATGGCATTGGTAATAGAACAGCCAAAGGCAGTTTTTGATCTGGCTGAAATCAAGCGCGGCTATCTGCTCTGGGGCAGGCACCGCACATGGAAGGAAGGGAAGGCGGGGTTTGTGACATCGACAACGGAGGGCCAGCTTATTGCCCAATATTATCCCGGAATTGGGAATGTAACAAACCATTTTATTATACCGGTGTCCGAAGTAGCAGATGGCCAATGGGAAATACGCTGGTCGGCTGACATGTCAGAGGTGCAGGAATATGTAATGCTGCCAGACGATGTGCAGCGGGGAGGGGATGGGAACGATGGTGCTAGGGGAACTGATTTATAAGAGGCTTGCCAGTTCGGAGGGGCTTGCAAAAAAGCTGGCAACGTTCAACGGGTTTCCGGCCGTTTTCAGCCCGGATCCGCCGGACGAAAGCCAGGGTGGGTGGGGGTGCGGCCCCCAGTACCCTATGGCAGTCTACAGTTTCGACCTCCAGGCTAATGAGGAAAGGCATAGCGCCGGTACCTTGTTGGTGTCGCTGCTGTGCCAGAACACGGACGAAATTGCCCCGGAGGCGATTGAGCCGCTGGTAAGGGCCAGCTTGCGGGATGTGGTACTAAAACCGGAAGGCGGCACCCCTTACTGCTTTGCATGGGCCAGGACTGACGCATTTACCATTGATGGGGAAAAGGCGGCCGCCACAATCGGGTGCGAGGTGCGTTTTGACATCTTGGAATACCCGTCACAGGAGACATCCGACCCGGACCCAGTCATGGCAGTCAATAGGTACATAAAGGGCCTGTACCCCGGGTGCGTGGTCATGGGCTATGACAGGATGGAGGAAACAACGGAAGCCACGGGGGAAAGTCCGGTGGTATACTGCCGGCTGGTATCAACAGACAAGGCCCAGGAAACGAATACGGTTGCATGGATGGATGGCAAGGTTGCCATCCATATTTTATGCCCAGACAGCGTGGTAAGGATGAAAATGGCGGCAGCGATTGCAAACAGCATGTCCTTGGACGGGGAAGTTATCATGCTGGACAATTCCCCCATGTTTATAAAAAGGCTACAGGCAAATTACAAGTCCGACTATTTGAAGGACGGGCAGGTTTTTGTGACAGGCCACTACGGGCTGCTGAGGTACAGGGCAAAGCCCCACCCCTTTGCAGCGGCACATGTCAAGTACAAGTAAAAAAGGAGGCATACGATGGCAAAAGAAACACAGAAGGATGCAAAGGCAGCGGAAGCGCAGGAGACAAAGGAGGGAACGGCACAGGGGAAGGAAGAAGAGGATGGGAAGCAGCCTGTTAATGAATCCGTTTATCCGGCAAGCGAACTGGCGGCAAACGCAAAAAAAATCTTTGGAACCCGGCAGGAGTGTGTCATGGCGGCGCTGAAGGCGGCCGGGAAGAAGGGATACACCGTTACCGAAGCAAAAGGGATTGTGGAAAAGTTTGTGAAAAGGGAGGTCAAGTAGATGGCAGGAACATTTATCTTAGGCGAGACGAAGATACGCCCTGGCGCCTATTTTAATATACGGAAGAAGGGCGGAAATGATTCCGTAATCATGAACGGGGTTACCGCCGTAATTTTCCGTGCAGATTTCGGGCCGCTGAATACGGCGGTAGAACTGGATGCAGCGGACGGCTACAGCCATATTTTTGGGGATGGGCTTACAACGGACGCAATCAGGGAAGCGGCCGCGGGCGGGGCAAAGAAAATCATTGCCTGCCGCGTAGGCAATGGCGGGTCATGTGGGGCAATCACCTTGAAGGGCACGGGCAATGAGGATGTGCTTACCATCACGGCGAAATACCCAGGGGCTAAAGGCTTTACGGCAACAGTCCGGAATAAGCTGTCAAACCCGGACTTAAGGGAGTGCATCTTTTATTCCGGCACAACGGAATTTGAGAAGGCTGAGTTTGCAGCCGGCCTCGGTGAGGCAAAAGCCCTGGCGGATGCCCTGGCATCCTCCAGGAACTTTAATGCAAAACTGAAGGAGGGGAAGGGCGATGCGCTTATGGAAGCCATCTCCCAGGGCGCCTTTACGGAGGGGGCAAACCCCGAGGCTACGGTAGCTGACTATTCAAACGCATTTGCACAGGTGGAGCCGTATGAATTTAATACCATATGCGTGGACACGGAAGACCACGAAATCCATCTTATGCTACAGGCATTTTTAAAACGAATCTTTGATGCGGGCTCACTGGCGCAGGCGGTTGTAGCGGAAAAGCATACCGAGGACCTGGAAAAGAGGATAGGGCATGCATCCGCATTTAACGATGAAAAAATGTGCTATGTGCTAAATGCATGGGTAAACGAACAGGGCACCGACATCGATGGCTACCAGACGGCGGCACGTATCTCAGGCATGGTGGGCGCGGCACCCTCAAACTCTTCCCTCACACATGCTGTTATCAACGGGTTTAGCGAACTGTTGGAAAAACTCACGAACACGGAAATGACATCGGCGGAGAAGAAGGGATGCATCGTGCTCAGCTACAACAAGGCAAAAGATGTATGGATTGACAATGCGGTCAATACGCTGGTTGCCCCGGCGGAAAACCAGGATGAAGGCTGGAAGAAGATCAGGAGGGTAAAGACACGCTTTGAACTGATAAGGCGTATCAATGCCGTTGCGGACAACCTCGTAGGCAAGGTTGACAATGACAACAACGGGAGGGCAACAGTAATCAGCCAGATGCAGGGCGTCGGGGATGCCATGCGGGAGGAAGGGAAACTGGCGCTATGCACCGTGACGGAAAGCACGGCATATAAGGCCTCAGAGGACAGCGCATGGTTCGACATTGACGTAATCGACAAGGATTCGATGGAGCATATCTACCTGACCTTCCTGTTCCGGTTCAGCACTAGCGAAGAATAAAGCGAGGAATAAATAGAAAGGTGGTATAGACATGAGGAATGAAAGAGCGGCAGGCGATTCCAGGCATGCAAGGACCGGCAAGGACGGGGCGTTCTACAGCAAGGACGGTGTCCTGCTGGCAACGGTGGAGCAGTTTACATCCAACGTGACCTGGAACAATGCAAAATACAGCGTACTGGGCGATGCCCAGGAGCATGAGACGGCGAACACCTTTGCCGTCAACCTAACGATGTCACAGGTGGTAATAGAGGATGACGAATTCATCATTGAACTGATGAAGGCTTTGGAGACACAGGTTATGCCCGTATGGGATTTCCAGGGATCGCTCCTTGGCAGGAACGGGTCGGAAGAGCGGGTAATCTACCGCGACTGCATCCCTTCCGGGCAGATAGACATAGAGAATGTCTCCGTGGGAGATGTAATCAAGCGTAAATGGAACTATTTTGTCAACCGCCCGCCGAAGCTACAGTCACTGCTCGGCATTGATGCAACATAAGGCAGCATATAAAGGGATGGGGCAGTGGAAACCTGCCCCTTTTATTGTGTGGAAATGGAGGGAATGAAGATGTCAAAGGAATTTACAAAAGGGGTGGAAATAGGAGGCAGCGGAACTGGAAGGCCGGCCGCAGGAGAAATGGGTCAGCAGGACATAAGGGAGCATGAAACAAATGAGGAAGACACGAAGGCTTTGATCCGGGCGAATGAAGAAGACTTCATTCAGGGGCTCATTGACGCAGCGGAGTATGTGTCCGAAGAGACGCAGCGGGTGGAAATAATCCGGGATGGCAGGCTGTACTTTGCATTCAACATCCGCCCGCTTAGTTCCCAGGAATATGAAAAATGTAAAAAGAAGCACACAAAATATGTGCGCAACAAGCAGCTTGGGATGAAGCTCCCGGAGGACACCGACAGGGTCAAATACCAGTCGGCCATCATCTACGAGGCCACCGTGGATGAGGACAGGAGGAATCTGTGGGATAACCGCAAAGTATGGGATGCGCTCAACGCCAAGGAGGACCGCATCATGAACGGCCTGGACGTAATAGAGTACTGCCTTAAGGCCGGGGAGAAGGACAAAATCCTGGAGGCCATCGACAAGCTTAGCGGGTATGAGACGGACCTGGAGGAAGTGGCAAAAAACTAATCCATGCCGGGGGGAAGGCATGCCTGCTGCACCACATTTTCCAGGCAACAGGCATTACCCCGGATGAATTCTATGCCAAACCGGAAGGGGTGCGGGCATTTATGCTTGCATCTATGAGAATAACCCTGGAATCATGGGCGAAAGGAGGTGAGGGCGGTGGCTGAAACACTCAGGATTGAAATCCCGATAGAGACCATTGATGAAACGGAGCCAGAATTGTCAAACTTAATCAAAAAGGTGGGGAAGCTGGGCGCTGAAGCAGACAAGGCAGGACAGAAGGCAAAGAAGTCCTCGGAATACGTCTCCGAGTTTGACCGGCGTGCGCAGAAGACGGAAAAAAGCCTGGCCAGGTGGGCAAAGGAAAAATACCAAATCCTGCTGGAGGCGAAGGACAAGGTTACGCCAGTACTGGCTACGGTAAAGAACGGGCTTCGTGGCTTTGCCGGGAAAACGTGGAACGTAACGATGCGGGCCATTGACCTGGTTACATCGCCTGTGAGGGGAATCATAAACCTGTTAAAGAACCCCGTCTTCCAGGTGGGGGCGGTACTCGGGGTCAGTATAGGGATTAAGGATGCGGTGGATACCTATAAGGACTTTGAGGCCGCTATGTCGCAGGTCAAGGCCATAAGCGGGGCAACCGGCTCCGATTTCGTAAAGCTGAACAACAAGGCAAAAGAAATGGGGGCCACAACAAAGTTTACAGCAACAGAATCCGCCGAGGCGTTCAACTATATGGCCATGGCCGGGTGGAAGGCCGGGGATATGCTGGACGGCATAGAGGGCATACTAAGCCTGGCAGCCGCATCCGGGGAGGACCTGGCATCCACGTCCGACATTGTTACGGATGCGATGACGGCATTCCATATGGAGGCATCGGAAGCGGGTCGCTTTTCGGATGTCCTGGCGGCGGCAGCATCAAATGCGAATACAACGGTTTCCGGTATGGGCGAAACTTTTAAATATGCAGGCGCCATGGCGGGCACACTCCGCTACTCGATAGAGGACGTGGCCCTGATGACCGGCCTTATGGCCAGCGCAGGGATTAAGGGCACAATGTCGGGAACTGCCCTGAATTCCATTTTTACAAGGCTGTCCACGAACACAAATGGTGCGGCAGATGCAATTTCCAAATTAGGGGTCGAGTTTTTTACGTCCGAAGGGAATGCAAGAGACCTTTCTGACGTCATGGGAGAACTGAGGGCTGCCACGGCAGGTATGTCAGCGGAGCAGAAATCACAGATTGCAAATACAATAGCTGGCATGGAAGCGCAGAAAGGGCTCCTTGCCATCCTTGACGCATCGGAAGAGGACTATAATGACCTGGCAGACGCAATCAACAATGCGGACGGCGCGGCCGCTGCCATGGCCGATACCATGATGGATAACTTGCAAGGTTCAATCACATATCTGCAGAGTGCGGTGGATGAGGTAAAACTCTCCGTTGGGGGGAGGCTGTCCACGTATGTGAGGGGGCTCGCCGACTGGTTCAAGGAACAGATGCCGGCGGTTAAGCAGGGGCTGAATGACTTTATGGACTGGCTGGAAATTAAGGCGGGCAGGGTGCAGGAGAAGTTCAATGAAATCTCCGGCACGGCGGAATGGCAGGACGCCGGGTTCTTCGGCAAGGCAAAGATTGCATGGGATGAATTTATAGCGGAGCCGTTCCTGGAATGGTGGAACGGCACAGGGAAGGCAAAGTTTGCCGGGTTTGCAAAAGACATAGGCACAGGGATAGGCACCGGCCTGAAAGCCGGGGTCATGGCCCTGCTTGGCATTGGCATTGGGGAGACCATGGACGAAGGCGTAAGCATCGGCAAATCCTTTGCAGAAGGGTTTTCGGAGGGCTTTGATTTTAAGGCAGTCTCCGAAAAGCTATGGCAGGGGTTCAGGGGCCTCCTGTCAAATGCCGGGAAGCTACTCCCAGGCGGGGAACCGGCTGATTTGTCCGCAATCTTTTCGGCGATGATGCTAAAAAAGATTGCATCCCCATTTGTCAGTATGGGGAAAGGCGCCTTTGGCATGGGGAAAGCATTATTCGGGGCCAATGCGGCAACAGGCACTTCCCTTGCAGGGGCGCTTATCGGCTCTACCGGCAATGCAATGGTAAGCGGGAGCGGGATGCTCGGCGGGCTGGCCAATATCGGCTATGCCCTCAACCCTGGGAATGCAGCCGGCCTGTATTTTGGCAGCACAGCCGGAACGATGTCCGGGGGTGCCGCTGCGCTTGCCGGGGCAGGCGTGCTTGCCGGGGGTGCCGCAGCCGGGGCTACGCTTATAAGCGGGGCAACGGACGCCTACAAGGCATACAAATCAGACAATGCGGAGGAAAAGCAGGCATATGGCGCATCGGCAGCGCTAAAGTTTGGTGGTGTCGCTGGCGGTGCCGCAATAGGAACACTAATCTTGCCAGGGATTGGCACAGCCATCGGGGCAGGCATCGGCGGCATTGCCGGGTGGCTTGGCGGGAATAAAATGAAAGAAGGCTACCAGGAGGTGCAGGAAGAGGCTGAAAAGGCGCAGAAAGCCTTTGAGGCTACCGGCTTGGCGATTGAGGACATCACATTTAAGAATGGGGCGCTGGCACAGGCCCTGGAGGACTCTGAGGTGTCCGCATCGCAGTTTGCCATGATGTACAAGGAAGCGTGCGAGGATGTTGCAAAAGGGGCTTTCGGCAATATCTCCCTATCCCTGGCGGAGGTAAAGAAGCTGGCAGGGGAAATCGCATTCGGGGATATGGCCGATGGGCTGGGGGTGCTTTCCCAGGCGGCATCGGATGCAGAAGCGTCACTGGCAGGACTACAGGCAGCCGCAGGCGCCCTGAAAAAGGAAAACTGGAAAGTGGGGCTGAAAATAGGGGCAAAACTGTCAGATATGGACCAGGACAGCTACCGGACGGCAGTCGAAGCTTTCCTGGCGAAGGGGAACGAATTCCTGCAATCCGGGCATTATGAGGCAACGGCATCCCTTAAGCTTCTGGCCGGGGATGATGCAAATACATATGGCATTGACAGCTATTATAAAAACCTTGCCAGCCAAATGGAAGGACTGGGGGCAGGGCTGACGGACAAGGTGAACATTGCACTGGAAGACGGCGTGATAACGCTGGACGAATCGGCGGAAATCGAAAGGCTGCAAAGCCAGATATCAAGGATAACGGGCAAACTGGCAGACGCGGAAAGCGAAGCCGGGTGGCAGGCCATGAAGGTGAAGTACAACGGCTCTGCCATGGACGTTGACAGCTTCCGGATGATGCAGGAAGAGCTGAAGGCCTATGCCGCATCCGCATCGGAGCAGGCGTACAGCGCACTGAACAACGTGTTCAAGACTAATAACCTGATGCTTTCGGACGGGGCTATTACGCAGGAAGAATTTGACGAGACGGCCGCAAAGGCAGCAGAGGAATACCATGCGAGGATAAAGGAGGTGGCCGTATCCGTCGAATCCTTCCAGCTGGAGGCAATAGCCGATGCGTACAGCAGCCAGCTTGACGGGATACTCCCGGAACTGGAAGGGGAGACATCCGAAAAGCTGAAAAAAGTAATGGAAAATGCCCTGGCCCTTAGGCCGGGCGTGGAATCATGGACCCCGGATGACATAAAAAACTGGCTTGGCCTGGACGGCCTTTCCGCTGAAGAGATAGGCGCGATATCCGAAGTGTTCAAAGCGGCCGCCGACTCGATACCAAAGGAGGCATTCAGCGAAGCCGGGGCAGGGTGCGGCACGGCGCTTACCGACAGCGCGATAGAGGGGATACTGGCGGAGACCCCTTCCCTGAGGTCGGCAATGCAGGAGGCGTTTGAAGCCGCGACAGCAGAGGCGTTTATAATAGAGGCGGCAGTGGAACTGACGCCAGTTGTCAATTTCAAGGGCGCATCGTCCTACCTAAGCGGCGCAGCGGCTGACAGCGGCCCCGCTTCCCCTGGGCATGCAACGTCCTACCTCCGGGGGCATGCGGCAGGCGGGTTCGTAAGCGGCGGCCCCCAGCTGTCATGGCTGGCGGAAGAAGGGTATGGGGAGTTTGTCATCCCCACGAACCCCAGCAGGCGGGCCAGGGCGCTGGACTTGTATGAGCAGGCAGGCGCAGCGCTAGGGGTATCCGCGCATGCGGCTGGCGGCTATGTGGGCGGGGCAACCCCGGGCGGTATGGCCGCAGGCTATGGCCTGCCTGCCGGGGAAGGCATGGATGCCCCTACAGGCTATGACAAGGCCCCAGTGGGCACCTATGGCGAGGGCAGCCCAGCCGCTACCCCGGTAGTGGTAAAAGTGGACGTATCCCCGGAGTTTGTTATCAATGGCAGCGGAGGGCAGGACGAAGAGGGCATTATGCAGGTGATAAGGAGGCATATGAAGGAAATGGCCGATGAACTGGGCGGGGAGATTGCCGGGAGGCTGGAAGAGGTCTTTTCCAATATGCCGCTGAAGGAGGCATGACGATGGACATAAAACTGATACCTGTCGGGAACGGGCAGCAATTTACGTTCCCGGCATTGCCGGAGAAAATACAGGGGCAGTATAGGGCAAAGTACCAGGGCTTTGACATTATATCGCAAGGTGCCGTAAAGGTGCCGAAGGGAACGGAAGTGGCGGAGTTTTCCTGGGATGGCGTATTCTTCGGGGAGACGAAGAGGAATGAGCCGATTGTCAGGGCGGGCAGCTGGAAAGGGCCGGATGAATGCGTAAAAATCCTGAAGGGGTTTATGAAGGACGAAACGGTGCTAAATTTAATTGTGACGGAGACGTGGATAAACGAGGACGTCACGATTTCATCCTTCAGCCCCAGGCCCACCGGCGCCTATGGGAATATTGAGTATTCCATATCCTTCTCCCAGAAGAAGCCGCTGCGGATATATACCACGAACGAAATGAACATAGCCAGTTTCGTGAGGAAGACCAGGCCCAGGAATGACTCCGGGGGAGCGCCCGGCGGGGGAAATAGCACATATACAGTAGTAAGCGGCGACACTCTCTGGGACATAGCCGCAAAGACGCTAGGAAGCGGCAGCAAATGGACGCAAATCCATGACGCCAATTCCGGCGTCATAGAGGAATGGGCAAACGGGCACGGCATGGAAAACTCCGACCATGGGCATTGGATATGGCCGGGGGAGGTCTTGACGATACCGGGATAGGGGGTACATATGATTGATTTATCAAAGGTCAAATACCGCGTAGTAGTAATGGATGAATCCGGGAACCAGTACAACATCAAGGACTTTATACAAAATGTAGGCTGGGAAGAAAACGAAAACGAGATTTCGGTCCGATCATCCTTTACGGCCAGGAATGACAGGACATCAAGGGGGTACCTGTCGGGGATCATAAAGCCGGGCTGCCTGGTGGGCATCTTCGCATCCGATGGTGGCTCTTTTGACGAGGAAGTGGCAAGGGGGTATGTGGAAACGTGGAACCCGGTGGAGAAGAACAGCGGGAACGATTTGAAATGCACCTGCTATGACGAACTATACAGGCTGCAGAAGAGCCAGGACAACCGTTATTACCCATCGGGCACCGGAACGCAGGCGGCAATACAGGGGGTTTTGGATGATTGGGGAATCCCCCAGGGCGAATACAGGGGGCCGGATATTGCGCATGGGAAGATGGTCGATAAAAATAAATACTTGTCAGACATCATGCTCGGACTCCTGGACGATGCGGCAAAGAAAGGCGGGGAAAAGTGCATCATAAGGGCAGCAAAGGGGTATACGAGCATCATGCCGCTGGGGGGCAACGAAACCGTGTACGTGTTCGAGCCAGACAACACCGAATCTATCAGCATGTCCATCAGCACATCAAACCTCATCACACGTGTGAAGGTGGTAGGGCAGGCAGACGATGACGGCAAACGCAGCGTGGACGCAACCGTGGACGGGGAGACCAGGTACGGGGTAAGGCAAAGGATTTACACCAGGGGTTCGGACGAGACGATGGACGCCGCAAAATCGGCGGCACAGGGAATCCTCTCCGGGGAAGGCGGTATTGAAAAAAAGGTGACCGTGCAAAGCCCGGACGTTCCCGTCATCCGCAAGGGTGACCTGGTCTATGTTAGGGGCAGTTTTGAATCATCCTATTATTTGGTAAAAGGCATACGGCATGACGCAGATACGCACAGCATGACAATGGAACTGGAAGGGGTGGCATAATGGAGGGTTTTGACGGCAATCCAGGCACAAGCAGGCTGGCAACGGTCTTGAGCAAGAGGATGAAAAAGGAAAATGAATCCCCTTTGGCCTTGGATTTTGGGGAGATACAGGGGAACTACAGCCTAGTGACGAACACTTTCCCGGTCCCGATACCGCAGGGGGATTATTCCGTATGCAGGCATGTCGGCGGGCTGTCGTTTGAAATCGTGGAGGGCATGCACGGCGGGCACGGGGGAGGGAATACCGGGGGGCATATGCATACCGTGGAACCCCCAGCAATAGAGCCTGGAGACCGCGTCCTTGTGGCATGGGTGCAAAGCGAGGCAGTAGTGGTAGACGTAATTAAAAAATCGTAAGGGGGCGGTGGAAATGCAGGGGAATTTATTCCCGGTAGTGTAAGTGCCGGACTTTATCCCGGAAAGCACGGGGTATGACGCGCAGTACAGGCGCAGCGCGAGGTGGAACCCCGTGGCAGGGGATTTTGTAAGGGATGGCGCCCACCGTATGGTAGGCTGCGATGGCCAGGAGACCTTTGCGATATGGTGCTTTAAGGTTGCCCAGACGGAAAGGTACCGCTGCCTGGCTTACCCGGACTCCATCGGCACGGAAATGGAGCGTGCCCTGGGCAATGACGATGAAAGGACGGTCGAGTCCATGGTGCAGAGGACAATCACGGAGGCACTCATGGTAAACCCCAGGACGGAGGAGGTGCGGGATTTCGCCTTTTCTTGGGATGGAGACAGTATGCACTGCACCTTTACCGTAAAGGGGGTGCGTTGGGATAAAGAGGTTAAAATCAGTATTTAGGGGGTGGAAGGATGCAGCCGGAATTTATAAAGCCAGGGTTTATTGAGGGCAGCAGCGCCGGGGAGATACATCAGCGGATGATGGGCAGCCTGCCGGCAGACATTGACGATATGCCAGGGGGATTCCCCTATGACTTTACCATGCCTGCGGCATTGGAGATAGACAGGTTCGTCAATTACAGCCTGGTAAGGGCATTGATGGTTGCCTTCCCTGAGTATGCATGGGATAGGTGGCTGGACCTGCATGGGAAACAGGTGAATGTTATAAGGCACCCTGCAAAATGTGCTTCCGGAAAGGTAAAAGTGGAAGGGGCGGAAGGGGCCGTCATAAAAGCGGGGACCGTTTTTTGCACAGCAGCAACGCCGGAAAGGCCGTCAATAGAGTTTGCATCCGATGAAGAATGTACAATTGGCGCGGATGGGGTGGCGGAAATAAGGGTTACGGCACGGGTGGCCGGAACATATTCAAACGTTGCCGCAAACACGGTCACACTTATGCTTAAGCCTGACAGGTTTGTAAAGGCGGTAGTAAACCCGGGGGAAATCACCGGGGGCACGGAAATTGAGGGTGACGATGACTATTATGACAGGATTGCGGCAGAATACGGCAACAGTATGACATATCTGGGCAATGACACGGACTATATCCGTTGGGCAAAAGCTGCTGGGGCCGGCGACTGCATCGTAGTGCCGGTGGCGGAAGGGCCTGGAACGGTAAAGCTGGTGCTGGTGGACAGGAACGGCCAGCCAGCTAACGAGAAGCTGATTGAGGATGTCTATAATTACATCGTCTCCCCAGGTGACAGGAGCAAAAGGATCCTGCCGACCGCATGCTCAAAGCTGATATGCGTACCGGTCACAATGGTTGGCATTACATATACATGCACAGGGCTGCAATATGACGGGGATGTGGACATAGGGTGGATAAAGTCGGAATTCGAAAGGCTGGTCAAGCCGGTCTACGAGGCCGTCAAACGCGATGGGGTACTCCGCTACAATGACGTGAGGCCGGTTATGTCTGATATCGCCGGGGTAGTGGACTTTGATGATTTTTTTGTGAACGGCGGCATGGAAAACATCCAGCTGGGCAGGGAAGAGTACCCTGAAACCGGCATCCTTGATTTCAGCTAGGGGGTGCTTATGGAAAAAGAAAAGGAAAAATTTGACCTGGAAAACTTCCCTTGGAGCGAAAGCGCAAAAAGGATGCTCAGCTATGTAACAGCCGGGTTTTACGATGAATCCTATGTCGGCAAATGGATATACCAGGTGATGGGGGCAGAATATGACAATGCATTGGAAATGGCCAGTGCACTTCCGGAGCAGTTTTTCGTGGAAACGGCCACATGGGGGCTGCGGTACCACGAAATTAAATGGCAACTCCCGGTAAGGGAAGACCTCTCGTATGAAGAAAGGAGACGGAGGATATACCTGAAGCAGAAATTCCGGGCACCCATGACCCCGTACAATATGGAGAGGTACCTGGAGGTGATTACAGGCCCAGGGGTGCATATTGCCGATGTAAATGACCCGGGGGAATATGGCTTCGCAGCGCCCCACCAGAACGTATTTAAGGCATATTTCATCCTGGGGGAAGAGACCAGGGATTTAATGCCCGTCTATAAGACGATCAACGGTATTAAGCAGTCGCATACCACCTATTCCGTGGAATTTGACTGCAACATGGGCACAAACATCAAGGCAGCGGCAGGAAGCGGGATTGCACATGTAATAAAGGTAAAGGCGCGGACCGCGAGGAAAATAGAAGCGGCATCAAAGGACAGGGCGGCAACCGCATTGTTCCTGAGCCAAGGTATTTTGGTGAAGGCCAGTGACGGCATTAGGGAAAATGAAGTATATGCCTTGTCCGAAGATGGGAAAAAAGTAAGGGTCTTGACTAAAAATGGTAGCGTAGTCATGGTATAAAAAGGCTTCCGGGGAGGCCTTTTTTTATGGAAAGGAGAAACGCATGGGAGAAAATTTGGCTGACAATGTGACAGTAGAAGAGACCCCGAAAAAGTATGATTCGGTTGTCACCGATTTGGGTAATGAGCTGATGATGAATGCAGTGGCAAACGGCAGGAAGGTAGCAATCACCGATTTTGCCGTAGGGGATGGGAACGGGGAATATTACAGGCCTGAAACCGGGATGACGGCGCTGAGGAACGAAGTATGGCGTGGGTCGGTAGATTCGTGTGAAATCAGCGAAGAGGCAGGCAATATCCTGGTAGTAAAAGCCGTATGTCCGGCAACGGCGGGCGGTTTTACTATCCGGGAGATGGCATTGTTTGATGCAGACAATCATATGATAGCGGTCTGCAATTGCCCGGCAACCCCGAAGGTAGTCGTCACCGATGGGGTGGTGAACGAGATGCATTTAATGATGGAGATAGCATTAATCAACGGCGATTCCGTTGAACTCGTAATAGACCCCAATATTGTATCGGCAACCAAGGAGGATATAAATAAAATCCTGAAAAAGATAAAGGAAAATGGGCGTGTCACTATCGGAACTACAGACCAGGCATTGGAAGAAAACGAAATCCGGCTAATTGTAGACGAAATGCCATATTAGGAAGGAGGGCAATAGGGCATGGAGAAACAACAGCTGTATGCACGCGGGAAACCATTCAGCCCGGAAACCAATGCGGAGGATATCAGCGCATTGGATATATATGGCATTACAGGGCACCAGGAAAACACATTGCAGGCACTATTGGACAGGATTGCCGACCAGGTAGCCAACCGGCTGATAAAAAAGACAGAAATTGCGGAATGGGCAAAGCAGGAGGAAAAGCCGCCCTACACGCCCGGGGAAGTCGGGGCGGACCCTTCCGGGAGCGCGGGGGCGGCACTGGGGGAAGCAAAAGCATATGCCGACACTATACGCCAGCTGGCTGCCGCGTATACGGACGAAGAAATAGCAGGGCTTATAAACGGCGCCCCAGGAACGCTTGATACGCTAAAAGAGATAGCGGATGCTATGGCGGAGCATAACACTGTTGCGGAAGCAATACAGGCCGCAATCGGCAGCAAGGCAGGATCTGCAGAGGTCCTGGAGCATACGTCAAATAAGGGGATACATATAACGGAGGATGAACACGCCTGGATAGACGAAGCGCAGGGGAAGCTGGAAGGCATAGAGGAAGGGGCAACCCGGGTAACCCTCACAACAAGCATGATGGCCACGGAGGAAGGGAGCGGGGTGGATGCAGTAGTCATCCCGGCGATAATCGAGAGGATTAATTCCGTAAACAGCAGCTTATCTAATAGTATTAGAAACATAGAAAAGTCTTTCCGGGATGGGTGTAGCGCCATAATGGCTGCCTGCCAGGGCCAGGGCGTTGCACCCGCATCAAACAGCCCGTCACACATCAGCGCGGCTATCGCTGCGATAGCCAGCAGCAAATACAATGCGGGGGTGGCCGCGGCAGACGCAAGGGCGAACCCGGCCTCCGCAAACTGGCAGAATGGCCGGGCACAGGGGCGGGCAGACATAACCGGGAACCCCAATGCCTATGGGCTATATACCCAGGTGCAATATGACGCGAACTATACGGCAGGGGCTTCCCAGGCACAGATAAACGGGACCGCATCCGCAAGGCTCATAAAGTCATACAGCAGGCAGATGGTTCCGGATAGCATTGATATAAAGCCTATCTACGCGAACTATACTGCGCTGAGTGCAAATAATTTTATAGTGAGGGTTTCAAGGGTTGATACACAATATTATGCATCTAACGCTGACACGAATTTCTCCCTCATAGGGCATACCTACAACCCAGCGGAAGGAATACTGACATTAAACATCTCAAACCACTACAGGAACTATTATTATACATGCGATGTACTGCTCGTGGCGCCATAACGGCATGGAATGTGCAGGCTATCCTTTATAAAATACGCGTACGGTTATGGCCACTTCTGATTCCGCTGGGGTAGGTAAGCTTACTTCGACAATACTCATCCCATTGGAATCGGTATAGATGCCAGCTGTGCACCTAACTCCTTGGGGGCACGCTGCCACAGGATTAGCTGCCCCCCAGACATACATACTTTTATATTGTTCACTGGCGGAAAATGTAAATTGTGCATCCACATATTTTAGCAAATTGCCATGCAATACACCTGATAACTTCGTTAAACTGCTGTTTCGCGAAGTATAAAATAATCAACAAAAAAAGAAAGGAAGGAAAGAAGAAAATGGGAAAAGAAAAACTTATTTTGAAGGACAAATCAGAAATTACGCTGGAGACCGGGGCAAGCCTTGACAGCCTTGGGGCCGTATTTGACAGCAGGGGCAGGATGCTGGCCGCATGGGAAAAGATGACAGAGGACAACCTGTCAGAGGTACAAATAAAGGATGCGAATGGCGCTACGGTGGGCAGGTTCGCAGACTTAGTGCTCGTGTCGGAGACATCCACCGTTGACAGGGGTGGGAAAGTGCATACATCATTCCATATAAGGGAAAAAAACGACATTGAAAAAAGGCTGGATGCAGTGGAAAACAGCCAGGAGATGGTGATGGGCGCTATCGGTGACCTTGGTGCTGTGACATCGGCGCTGGCCGAAGCACAGGAAAAGCAGGAAGGGGGCGAAGAAATTGGGTAGGTTTTATGGCGAAAAGGTAAAAAACGATGAAATAAAGCTGGAAGATGTTCCAAGACTTTGGAGGAAGATGGCAGAAAAATGGCTGGAAGCAAACAGATAGGAGGCGGCCAGGATGGACAATAATGTTATAAAGGAGATATACGAGGAGCATAAGGGGCGGGTATATAGGTTTCTGTTCGGGGTGTTGGCAAGGAACGTGGAAACGGATGAGGCGCACCGTTTTATAACGGATAAACAGCTGACGGAGATGGAAAAAAAACCAGGGCCTAACAGCGATTTAGACAACAATACGGTAAACTTTACGGTAGCGGAAGACAGGGAGAATATACAACCAAGGGAAAAACTGAAAACCATCTTTGGGAAGATAGCCAAATGGCTAAACGATTTAAAGACCGCCGCCTTCTGCGATTCAACGCAGTCATTGGCAGTGACAGAACCCGGCACAGTCCTGGACGGGCGCGTGGGGAAGACAATCAATGACAAGTTCGGCGGGCTCCGCTTTTATGAGGATGCCACCGGGAAATATGTGGTGGGTGCCGATTCAGTGCCAAAAAAATTGGGTAGCACCTGCCAAAGCGAATGGATGGTTGTGGCGGAGGAATGGTTCTGCGACCTCTCCGGGCCGAACAAACACTTTGTGGAAAATGGCGGGTATATAATGGACCAAAAAGGATGGCGCTGGACGCTTGCCAAGGACTATGACATAAAGGCTTTGAGGGGGGACTATGCACAGCTTACAATGGATGATTTCGTGTTCAGGATAACGTCAGTCCTATATTTTATTGACAATATGGGGCATGACCACGATTCCATCGAGCTGCCCGGCCCATCGGTGCATGCATACGACCCGGCAACAGGGAAGCTGACAGTAAAGTCAGACATCTGCAATTTGTCCAGCGGGGACGGCAGCGAGCTCGTGTCCATGAAGATAAAAATAATGATATGCGCATAAAGGCAGGGGGAGGTGATAAGGCTTGGACGACTACATCACGAGGAACGAACATGAGGAATTCTGTAGGCGGATGGACAGCGAAAACGAAAGGATTAAAGACGAAGACGGCAGGCAGAACAAACGGATAGAAATCCTGGAAAAGAGCGTGTTGCAGATATCATCCATAGCAACATCGGTGGAAAAGCTTGCAGTGAACATGCAGGGCATGCTAAACGAACAGGAAAAGCAGGGAAAACGCCTTGAAATGCTGGAAGGCAGGGATGGCGAGATGTGGAGGAAGGTAACCGGGTATATAGCGACTGCTGTTATTGGCATTATCCTAGGGTACATCTTCACACAGATAGGGATATAAAAAGGAGGGGTAGACTTGGGTGCGGATAACCAGAGATTGAGGTTCCGGTCATGCCAAAAATGCGAATACTACAAGGGCTACATCCGCGTGTCTAAAAAACGGAAAAGGCCGGGAGGGGTATTCTTTAAAAGCTTGGTAAGCATTGTAGTCCTGCATGGGATGGCATGCGTAACAATGTCATACCTGCTTGCGTGGATGGAGCACACGCAGGTAGTGGAAACAGTCAGCTCCACAATCATAACAGAAATAGTTGCCCCGATTATAGTCTATGGGTTTACGAAAACCATAGAGAATATCTTTGAAAAGAACCGGCTTTCCTTTAGTGAGCCGGTCGGGGCGGAAAAAGGAGACAGGATACCCGTAGATGCGGGGGAAAGTGAGGAAGGATAAGCCATGACAGTAACAGCATTTCTTATTTTATTGACAATTTGTGCAACAATAACATCAATCTTTACGGAGGCCGCAAAAAAATTCCTTGATGCACAAGAAATCACATATGCATCTAACGTCCTGGTCTTGGCCGTAGCCGTTGTTATCGGCTGTGGGGGCACGGCAATCTATTATGTCAACTACCAGGTGCCGTTTACAGCCCTTAATAGCGTATACCTGGCCCTCATGGGGGTGGCCAACTGGGTAGGGGCAATGGTCGGCTATGACAAAGTAAAGCAGGCCATTGCCCAGATAGGGGAAAGGAAATGAAGGGAATAATTGTATTTGCATTAATGTCTATTGCCTGTATAGCCCTGGTGGTATATATAGCCAAAGGGCTATCATGCTCGTACACAAGAGAATACCGGGATGTATATGAGCAAATACAGGCGGAACGGATGATAACAGGCTGACAGGTGGAGGTAAAAAAATGAATATCAGCGAAAACGGCATAGCCCTGATAAAATCCTTTGAGGGGTGCAGATTAACCGCATACAAGGCGGTAAGCACCGAGAAATACTACACGATTGGATGGGGGCATTACGGGGCAGATGTCAGGGCAGGGCAGTCCATTTCACAAGGTGAAGCGGATGCACTGTTTTTGTCTGACATACAGCGGTTTGTGAAGTATACGAATGCGCATACCGCATCTTTAAAGCTGGGCCAGAACCAGTTTGATGCGCTTGTATCGTTCTGTTATAACTGTGGCCCGGGAAGATTAAAAAAGCTTGTCAGCGGACGGGCTCCGGGGGAAATAGCAGAACATATCACCGACCTGGAATATACCAGGTCAGGGGGCAAAGTCCTGAAGGCGCTGGAACGGCGCAGGCGGGAGGAAAAAGAATTATTTTGTAAAGGGAGCGAGGTGAAAGCTGTGGCTGTCAGGATAGGGCACGCAAGCATCAGCGAAAAAGGAACAGTCAACGGAACAAAAGGGGACCAGACGGGGGGCGAGGTATGTACGCGCCCCTGGTATAGCAAACCATGGGATTTCATGGCGGTCCATCCGGATGAATCCATCCGGGAGAGGCATGCACAAGCAGTTGAGGCGGCATGTGCAAATGACAATATCGGATACGGCCAGTCCGACAGGAATACATTAAATTCTCTTGCAAAGGCAAATGGGTATGACCTAAGCAAGGTTGGGAAGTGCAATTGTGATTGCAGCAGCCTACAGCATGTAGCGGCTGTGGCATCTGGATCCGGGGCGATATATGGTAGCAACGGATGGACAACATCAACGATGAAATCAGCCTTGCAAAAACTGGGATATAAAATTATTACGGACGCTACATACCTTACCAGTTCTTCGTATTGCGTCAGGGGGGCGGTTTATGTCAAGGTATCCAGTCATACCGTCTGTGGTCTGGATAACGGCGTAAACTATAAAAAGACCTTGGCAAAGGCAGGAGGATTAGCATCCGCACCATCTATACCGCCCACAACCACACCTGAAGAAAGGATTCCGAGTTATGTGATAGGTAAAATATATACAACACAGGTGGAACTTAAGGTCAGGACCGGTCCAGGAAAAAATCACCCTGGGAAGAAGCATTCCCAATTAACAACTAATGGCCAGAAAAATGATGTTGACAAAGACGGGGCAATTGACTTTGGCACAAGGGTGACATGCAAAGAAGTTGCTTATGACGGGGAAGACATCTGGATAAGGACACCCAGCGGATGGCTGGCAGCATACTACCAGGGGAAAGTGTATATCAAATAAGAGAAAGGAACTACAATAGTTCCATCGCCGATAAGATATAACAAAAACCGCTATAAAATAACAAAAGGCACATAAGTGTGCAAAAAAATGATATTTTATAGCGGAAGGAGCGGCGATGTATGATAAGAATTTTACTATCTACTAAGCTCGGAGAAATCAGATGGACGCAGGCGGATTTGGCAAGGGCTACAGGTATTCGGCCAAACAC